CGGCGGTCATCGGGACGCCGAGCTTCACGCTGCACGTGCATGGGACGGGGTTTTTGACCGGGTCCGTGATCGTCTTCAACGGCTTCGACGAGCCGACGACGGTGGTCTCGACGACCGAGGTGACGACGGGCGTGAACATGGCCGTCTGGGCCGGGCCGTCCGAGCCGCTGCCGGTGATGGTGCGGAACGGGGCGGTCGTCAGCAACGCGCTGCCGTTCACGTTCACCGCGCCGGAGACGCCGGGGCTGCGCCTGTCCGGTGCGCCGCCAAGACTGCGCGGCGCGCCGAGACCGGTCGATACGGGCGCGTGAGCCATGACACGGAGCGGCCTCCAGGTCATCACCGACAGCCTGAAGCTGCTCGGCGTCGTCGCGGGCCATGAGGTCCCGACGGCCGCCGAGCAGCAGGACAGCTTCGCGCGCCTAAACGAGTTGATCGACAGCTGGGGCACGCACGCGCAGACGCTGCTCGTCTCGCGGCGGGATGTGATCCCGCTCCCCCCGAACATCCAGACGTATCAGGTTGGCCCCGGCCTCGACGTGGACCTGCCGACGCCGATGGCGATCGACAGTGCCGCGTATGTCATCGCCTCCGCGCCGGAGACGGAAGTGTTCCTCGATGTCGGCACGGACCAGTATGCGGTGGCGCTGCCGCAGAAGCTCCTGACGGGCGCGCCGCCGCAGGTCGTGAACTACAGCCGCACGCACGGCTACGGCGAGCTCTGGGTGTGGCCGGTGCCGACGGTCGCGACGGATCTGGTCGTCTACTGGCAGCAGCCACTCGCGGCGTTTCCGGACCTCGTGACGCCCGTCAGTCTCGCGCCCGGCTACGCGCGCGCGCTGCGGACGAACCTCGCGCTCGAGCTCGCGCCGGAGTTCGGGCGGCAGGTCGACGGGTTGATCGTCGCGCAGGCGCGCGAGAGTCTTGCCGACATCAAGCGCCAGAACTTCCCGATGGTCGAAATCGGCATCGACGTCGCGCTGACCGGCGCGGGCGCCTACAACATCCTGACGGACACCTAGCGCGATGGCTGGCGAGAGAAAGCCCGCACCGCGCTCGCTCAAGACGCTCGGGACGTTCACGGTCCCAACCGTCCCCCCTGTGCCCGCGCTCGACACGCGCGTCCCCTACGGCCCGGCGCTGCCGCCGCCGCCCGCGCCGCTCGCGTTCCTCGCGCCGTGGCTGGAGGGCGCGGTCGACGTCGTGCGCGGGGGACTGTGGGGCTCAGAGGGCGCGGGCGATACGGCCGCCGCGAAGACGGCGGAACTGCTCAGCGCGGGCCTGCCGCTGCTGCCGCTGAAGGCGCTCGGGTTCTTCTCGCGCGTCGATAAGGCCGTAGATCTGATCCCCGCGAAGGGCGCGCACCCGAACAAGGTCGCGAAGCTGCTGAAAGACAACGCGAGCGCGGAGGAGATCGCGTATCGCAATGTGCCGCAGTTTCTCGCGGGCAAGGGCAACGCGACGGTGACGCGCGCCGAGTTGGCTAAACATCTCGCGGCGCATCCGGCGCCGGTGCCGGTGGTGAAAACGCGCGGATCGTCGACCGATCCCGCGCATGTCTACGCGGCGCGCGACCTATTAGAGCACGGGGCGACTCCTGAGGAAGCGATGACGGCGCTGCGGAAGTCCTACAAAGCGGCGACGCCGGGTGAGTTGAGTGATGCGCTGTTTGCCGCGCGCAATCCCGAGTATCCCGTCGGCCCGACGAAATTTGGGACCTACACCGTCCCCGGCGGCGAGGCCTACCGCGAGACGCTCGTCACCCTGCCGCCACCACCGAAGCCGAATCAGGCGGCCTTGGAGGCGCAAATTCAGGCGGGCCAAGCGCGGCTGCAAGAACTCTATCAACAAGCGGAAGGGCTGAGGCGTCGTGGTCCAGACGCGCTCAAGCCCGTCTGGGCAGAGATCGAAGATCTCCAAACGCATCATCGCGACCTGATGCGCGAGCTGTCGGCCGACCCGCCGGGGCAGTTCCGCAGCGGCCACTTCGAGGAGCCCAACATCCTCGTCCACACGCGCGCCAACGAGCGCACGCTGCCGACCGGCGAGCGCGGGCGGTTTGTCGAAGAAGTGCAGAGCGACTGGCACCAGAAGGGTGAGCGAGAGGGGTATGCGCTCGCGTCTGGCTCGCCGGAACGGATGCGGCTGGAAGCCGAACGCGCCGCCGCGAGCGCCGCGCATACGGCAACGGCCGATGCGCTCAGTGAAGCGAAAAATCGCTGGAAGTACGGCACGGGCAATCCAGAACGCGAAGCGCTGGACCGGCAGTTATACGGGGCGAAGGCGCGGCCCTTATCAGGATCTGAGGCGCTGGAGGCCAAAACGCGGCAGGACGTGTTACGCGCGGAAGACCTGCGCCGGGTCGAGGCGGCCGAGCAAGCGAATAACGCGGCGTGGCAGACCTATAAAGCGCTCGATGACCAATTACGGGCTGGCGTCCCAGACGCGCCGTTCAAGGAGACGTGGCCCGACCTCGGCCTCAAGCAGCAGGTACTGGAGACCGCCGCCGACCCGAACGCGGAATGGATCGGCTTCACGGGCGGCGCCACGCAGGCCGCGCGCTATGACCTGAGCAAGCAGGTGAGCCACATCGACTATCGGCGCACGAAGGACGGCCTCTTTGAACTCGGCGCGGTCGGGATCGATGGTGACCCCGTATCCCTGCCGAAATCAGCGTTTCGCGCGGAGGAACTCCCGGCCGTCGTCGGTAAGGAGCTCGCTGAGAAGGTCGTCGCGGGACAGGGGCAGCCCGGCGGCGGGCGCATGACGCTGCGCGGCGTCGATCTACAGGTCGGCGGCGAAGGGATGGAGCACTTCTATGACCGGCTCCTCCCGAAGCGGTTAGAGAAGATTCTCAAGCCGTTCGGCGGCGGCCCCGTGGAGCGCACAAACGTCGCGATGCAGCCCGCATGGTTCGCGAAGCTGACGCCCGAAATGAAAGCGCGCATCCTCAAGGAAGGCTTGCCGCTGATGAGCCTCCTCCCGCTCGGCGTGCTCGGGCAGTATGGGCAGGCCCCGCCGCCGGAGGATCTGCGCTGATGGCTGCGTACCCCGGCTTCATAGGAGCGACGGATCGGGTCTCCGCGCGCACGGTGAACGCGGAGCGCACGATCAACTGGTACCCGGAGATCGCGACCGGCACGCCGAAGGCGAAGACCTGGCTCGCGCCGACGCCGGGCTGCGCGGCGTTTGTCATCCTCGGCGCCGGGCCCATACGGGCCCTGTATTCGGAGGAAGACCGCTGCTGGGCCGTCGGCGGCTCAAGTTTCTTCGAGCTCTTCGCCGGCGGGACGTTCACCTACGTCGGCGAGGTGGGCCTCGACGACTACAGCGCGACGATCAGTAGTAACGGCACCGACGGCAACCAGCTCTTCATCACGAGCGCGGGGAACGGGTTTATCTTCGACCTGCTCGCGAACACGCTGACGCCGATTACGGACCCCGGCTTCCCCACGCCCGTCTCGATGGGCGCGTTCGTCGACGGCTACTTCCTCGCGCTGCAAGCCAACACCGACCGCTTCCAACTGAGCGCGCTCGAGAACGGCCTGCTCTGGGACCCGCTCGACGTCGCGCTCGTGAGTCAGACGACCGGCATCATCCGCGCGCTCGTGCCCGTGCATCGCGAGGTGTGGCTCCTCGGCACGGCGATGACGACCGTCTGGGCGGACATCGGCGATCCCGACTTCCCCTTCGCGCCGATCCCGGGGGCCTACATCGAGCAAGGCCTCGGCTCGCGGTTCGGGTGGACGCAGGTCGACAACGCGCTGTTCTGGCACGGCAACAACGAGGACGGCGGGCGCGTGGCGTATCGCGCGCAGGGCTACACGCCGCAGCGCATCTCGACGCACGCGGTCGAGCAGGCGTGGGCCGAGGTGTCGACGATGACCGACACGATCGCCTGGTCGTATCAAGAGCGCGGGCACGCCTTCGCGTGCTTCTACATCCCGAGCGCCGAGACGAGTTGGTGCTACGACGTCGCGACGCAGAGCTGGCACGAGCGCGCGCTCTGGAACCCGGCGCAGCTCGCGTGGGAGCCGCATCTCGCGCGCTGCCATACGTGGGTCTGGGAGAAGCATCTGGTCGGCGACCGGCAGAGTCCGGCGGTCTATCACCTCGACGCGGCGACGTTCACCGACGGGCGCATCGTGGAGCTCGCGCTGTAATGGCTGCGCCGCCCAACACGACCGCCGCGGCTGCGACCGTGATGACGTTTCCCTTCTCGGCGACGGTCGACGTGATCGACGCCGCGCCGCCGCACTATGAGGTCTGGTACACCTACGTCCCCGACGCGGCGGACATCGAGCTCGGATGGTGGGCGATGAGCGATCCCGTCTACGGCTATCACCCGCGCACGGCCGTCTTCACGGGGACGGTGGGGAGCCTCGTGCCGTGGCTCGGGATCACGGCCGCCGCCAACCCGATCCAGATCCCGATCGCGCCGCCGACGCAGTATTTCTTTCGCGTCCGGCATGACGGCGTGGGGACGCCAGCGATCGCCCTGCTGTCGGTCAGTACCGTGCGCGCGCAGAATGTCAGCGTGCCCGTCGGCGGCCTCGCCATCAATGACGACGTCGACGGGTTCCCGCTCGTCATCTACACAGCGGGCGATGGCACGGTCAGCCAGGTGCGGCCCGACTTTCCCTCTGGGGAGACGGGCGACGCGCTCCCGAACGGGATCTCGCTCTGGCAGGACCGCGCCGCGGGCGTGCTGCGGCTCTACGATGCGACGTTCACGCTCGTGACGACGCCCGCGTGGACCTATAGCGGCGGCGACCCGCCGATCAGCAGCAATCGCGTCAACCGCTTCTATGTCGGGTCCCGCAGCGGGGGCAGCGGGGGGCAGGCGCTCGTGTCGACGATCAGCCAGACCGGGGTCGTCGGGCCGACGACGTGGACGCTGCCGGAATACGCGCTGGAAGCGATCGCGCCGAACCTCGCGGAGACGGTGCTCTATTACTACGGCCCGATTTCGGCGGGGATCTCGGAGATCCGCCGCTGGGATCTCGTGAACGACGTGGCGCTGGCCTCGCTGGCCGCGTCCATCAGCGGCTATCTGGCGTGCAAGCCGATTCTGGACCTCGCCGATGACACGGTCATCGTCGGGTATTACAACAGCGCGAGCGGCGCGCTCGACAGTCTGATCCGGCACTACGCGGCTGACGGCACCGTCCTCCACACCTACCCGCTCGGCCGGATTCAACTCAACAAGCTCACGCACGCGGTCGACGATCCGCTGTCGTTCTGGACGTGGAGCTTTGTGATCGAAGCGGCGCCCGGCGTCACGCCCACGGGCGTATCCCGGTTCAGCCAGCTCCGCGTCAGTGACGGGGCGGTGGTCGCGACCTTCGACGCGCCGATGTTCCGATCCGGGGAGTCGGCCGCCGATGGTAGCGCCGTCCGGTTCGGCCATTCGAACTCGTGCCCGTTCATCACGCTGAAAGCCTCGCTGCCGCCGTGGTACCCGCCTGGCACGCCGCCCGGCACGCTGGAGCCGCCGCACGTCGCGCCCGCGACCGCGACGGATCAGCGGTATCTGCGTCGTCTGCGCCGCGCGCCGCACGTGAACAGCGAGCACACGCGCGTGTTCTTCCGCACGTTCGAGCTCGACCTCGAACGCGGGCAAGGGCTCGCGACGGGGCAGGGGAGCGATCCGATCGTGCTGCTGCGTCTCTCGCGCGACGGCGGGCAGACCTGGGGTGAGGAGATCCGCATGCACGCGGGCGCGCTCGGCGCGTATACGCAGCGCTGCCTCGCGCGCCGCCTCGGGCAGGCGCGCGATACGGTGTTCGAGGTGACGGTGAGCGATCCGATCGCGTGGTCGCTGGTCGGCGCGTGGCTGGACCTCGAGGGAGGCACGAGCTGATGGCGCATGTGCCGGCCTACCCGCCGTATGCGCAGCCGATCGTCAGCCGCGAGGGGCGCGTCTCGACGGTGTGGCATCGGTTCTTCCTCTCGCTCGTCTCGAGCGCGAGCCTCACCGAGGCGATCGCGACGGCGATCCCGCCGCTCACCGCCGCGGCCGTCAGCGCCATGGGCTACTGGACGCCCATCACGAACGGTGACCCGCTGAGTCCTGAGATTTTGTTCGACGCCGTCGGCGACTGCGTCGTCGGGTGGGTGCCGACGCCATGACGCCGCCCCCGACCGCGACGATCTTCGTGCCGTATCACGCGCTCGACGCGGCGATCGCGGAGACGGCCCTGGGGCAGTGGATCGACGTGCCGTATGATCCTGCGCACTTTGCCGCGAGCCCCGGCATGACGTGGTCCGTCCAGGCGGCCGATGTCATCACGTATGCGTACACCGTCATCGGGAAGACGCTCTTCCTGAATCTGTATCTCGATTTCACGGCGATCAGCGGGACGCCCGGCCCGAAGCTCTATGCGGCGCTGCCGGGGGGCTTTCAGGCCGCCCGCGCGGCGCAATTTCTCGCGCTGGCCTACGACAACGGCTGGGCCGTGACGCAGTTCATGGTGCGCCTCCCGAGTGATCCGGACTACATCGGCGACTACGTGGAACTCGCCCGCCTTGATGGGGCCAACTGGACCCTGACGCCGAATCTCGCGTTCGTGCGGGCCAATCTGTGGGTGTCGGTCGCGTAAGCCATGCCCACGGTCCCCGACATCCATCGGCGCGGCACGCGGGCGGCCCAGGCGACGATCGCCGCGCCGCCGCTCACCGTCGGCACGCTCTACTTCGTCACCGACGAGGGTGTGACGGAACGCTGGACCGGGTCGGTCTGGGAGACCTACAGTGGCGGCCCGGGCACGTTGGGCTTCTACCAGCTCACCGGCGACGTCACGGCCGGGCCCGGTGTCGGCACGCAAGCCGCGACGATCACGGCGGGCGTGGTGACCTACGCGAAACTGCAGGCCGTCACGGCGGCGAGCCGGTTGCTCGGGCGCGGCAGCGCGGCGGGCGCGGGGGCTGTCGAGGAGATCACACTCGGGACGAACCTCACGCTGTCGGGCACCACGCTCAACGCGACGGCCGGCGGCGGCACGCCGAGTGCGCACAAGACGACGCACGAGAACGGCGGCGCGGACGAGATCAGTGTCGTCGGGCTCTCGGGCCTGCTCGCGGATCAGCAGACCCCGCTCGCGCACGCGACCACGCACGACACCGGCGGCAGTGATCCGATCACCGCGCTCAGCGGGAGCGTCATTACGAGCGGGACCGTGCCGAGTGCGCGGCTCCCGGCGCGGATCGGCGCGGTCGGGATCGTCATCGACGGCGGCGGCAGCGTCATCACGACGGGCGTCAAGGGGTTCGTCGAGGTCCCGTTCGCGTGTACCATCACGGCCGTGACGCTGCTCTCGACCGATGCGGCGGCGACGAGCGGCAGTATCGTCGTGGACATCTGGAAGGACACGTACGCGAACTATCCGCCGGTCGTGGGCGACAGCATCACGGCGAGCGCGAAGCCGACGCTCTCGAGCGCGATCAAGAGCCGCGATACGACATTGACGGGCTGGACGACGGCGATCGCGGCGGGCGAGGTGCTGGGATTCTCGGTGACGAGCGCGACGACGGTGACGAAGGTCGCGCTGTCCTTGACGGTGCAGGCGATCTGATGGCGGCCTCCCGCGTCAACTTCGTCGAGAGCGCGATCTGGAACGGAACCAGCGGCACGAGTTACGCGAGCCCGGCCCAGAGTGTCACCGCGGGCAACACGCTCGTCGCGAATATCGGGTTCTTCAATCATCCGGGCACGGTGACCGGCGTCACCGATACGGCGGGGAACAGCTACACCAAGTGCGCGCACGTCTTCAACGCCGGGGACCAGTATCGCGAGGAGGTGTGGCTCGCCGCGTCCATCGTCGGCCATGCTGCGAACATTGTGACCGCCACGTTCTCGATCGCGGTCAGCTTCCGTGGGATCTGTATCGCGCAGTACAGCGGGTTAGGTACCGCGGTCCTGAACGATACGAAACAAACGGTGGTGAATCCGCCCGGTGCCACGCCGACGCTCACGAGTGCGAGCCCCGACGCTGTGCATCTCTTGATGACGCGCTGGGGCTATGGCACGACGGGCTTCCCGGCCGGCTTCACCAAGTTCTCGACGGGCGGCGGGGCGATGCCGGAGGTCGCCGACAAGATGGTCGCGGGCGGTTTCAGCGGCACCTACACGCTCACGTCGGCGAATTGGTTTGCACTCGCCGTCATCATCGGCGCGGGCGCCCCGGCCGCCGTCGCGCGCGCGGACAGTTACGTCTGGGGGCCGGTGTGAGGGAAGGAGATCGCGTATGTGGCCGTTAATCGCGCTCGGCATCGGGCAAGGCCTCGTGAGCTACTTTCAGGGCCGCTCGCAGAAGAAGGCGTCGGAGCAGGCGTCGGCGCAGCTCCAAGAGGGCGTGCGCGAGGCGCGGGACTACGCCGAGCCGAAATACGCGGAGGCGCTGCGGATCGCCGCGGCGCAGCACGCCGCCGGACAGGCGGGACTCGCGCCCTATGCCGCGCAGGGCGGGCAGGGCCTGACCGCGCTCACGGCGCTGCTGGGATTGCCCGCGACCCCGACCGCCGCGCCCGCGAGCGCGACCACGCCCCCGCCGGGGCTGCCGGTCGGCGCGCCGCTCGCCCCGGGTAGCTCGCCGCAGGCGCTCGTCAACGGGCGCGGCGTGCCGCTCTCGATGCTCGACAACCTCACGACGAAACAGATCGCCGAGGCGAACCGCGCGACCGGTGGCGCGTTTCTCGGGGGCGGGGCGCCCGGCGCGACGCCCGCGTCCCAGTCGAGTTATGTCCGGCTCCGCGCCCCGACCGGCGAGGAGCGGCCCGTGCCCGCCGATCAGGTCGGCTTTTATCTGGCGCGCGGCGCCACGAGGGTCTAGTCATGGTAGACGCACAAGCACCCGCAGCGGCCCCGGTGGATTGGTTCGCGCAGCAGGGCGCGCCCGCGCCGTCCGCCACGCCGCCAGCGGGGGGGTATCAGTGGCAGACCAATCCCACGACCGGGTATCAGACCGATCCCAGAACGGGCCAGTACGCGCCCGGGAACCGCATCATGCCCGATGGCTCCTCATGGATTATCGGGATCAGTGCGGCGACCTCGAAGCAACTCAGTCCCCCCGGAACCTTTAATCCGGCGACGGGGCAGCCCGTGGCCGCGCCGGGGACGCCCGCCGCGCGCGATCCGGCGGCGATCCAAACGGCCGCCACGCAGTCGGCCGGCGGCTATAACACCGCCCCGCAGCCCGGCGTCGACCCCTACGCGATCATCCGGCAGACGATGGCGGGGCTGCCGCCGACGGGCGCGTCCCTCGACCCGATCCTCGCCGCGCTCCGCGCGCAGGGGATTAACGCGACCCGCGCCACGCATGGCAGCAGCCGCAACCCGCAGGCGAGCAATGACGCGATCGTCATGCCCGACGGGACGTATGTCGACCTCATCAAGGGCTGGGACGGGCCAAATCCTAAATGGAACAGCGCGAGCGGCCCCTCGGGCAGCTATGACCCGACCCGGCGCGTCGTCGGGCCGGACGGCCAACTCGTCCAGTTATCCGCCTTCCAGCAGCAGCTCGGGCTCCCGGTGTCGGTGTTCCAGCCGGGGCCGACTGGCTCGGGGCAGTTCGGGCGCGGCGGCATGACGTCGCTTGCGAGCATGGGCGGCGCGGCGGGCGCCGAGGCGGCGCTGATGAGTGCGCCGGGGTTCCAGTTTCGCATCGCGGAGGGGCAGAAGGCGCTCGAGCGCAGTGCCGCCGCGCGCGGGACGCTCCTCACCGGCGGGACGCTGAAGGCCATCACGCGCTACGGGCAGGACTTCGCGAGTAACGAGTACAACAACCGCTACAACCAACTCTACGGGCTGAGCAACCTTGGGCTCAACGCGGCCCAGTCGTCCGCGAATCTGGGGTCGAGCTACGCGGCGAACACGGGGAACCTCTACCAGAACCAGGCGAATGCGGGCACCGGGCTGATCACGTCCGGCGCGAACGCGCAGGCGGCGGGGACCGCGGGCGGGGCGAACGCCAACGCCGGGGCGCTGCAGGGCATTACGAAGGGGTTTCAGGATGCGTTGACGCTCTGGTATCTCGGCGGGCAACGCGGCCCCGCGCCGACCCCCAACGCACCCTACACCGGGCAGGCACTCTGAGGTGACGTATGCCGATTGATCCGAGCATCCCGCTCTCGATTCGCCCGCCCGCGCCGCTGTCGTCGGTCCTCGACACCTACGCGCAGATCCAGCAACTGCAGGCGCTCAAGAGCGCGGGTGAGGAGCGGCGCGCCGCCGCCCAGGACGCGCAGGCGAAGCGGCAGCGCGAGGCGCAGATCGACGCGGCCATGCAGGAGGCGATTGTGGTCGACCCCGTGACGCAGCAGCCGACCGTCGACTACGGGAAGCTGCTGGGCGCGAAGGTGCCCGCCACCGCCCTCTTCGAGGTCAAGAAGATCATCGACGCGACCGGCGAGCAGGCGGCCAAACTGCAGGAGACAAACCTGAGCGTCGAGCAAAAGAAAGCCGCGTATCTCGCCGGCATCGCCCGCGCGACCGCGGCCGCCGGCCATGACCCTGACGCCTTCAAGTTTGGGATCGTCGGGGCGAAGAAGGTCGGCGCGCTCTCCCAGGAGGAGACCGATGCGCTCCTCGATGCGGCTGAGCGCGACCCGGCCTCGATTCAGCGCTGGGCGACCGGCGCGATCGCGCGGGCGAGCACGGCGCAGCCGGAGACGGGGTTCACGCTCTCGCCGGGGCAGGTGCGCTATGGGCCGGGGGGGCAGCAGATTGCGGCGGGGCCGCCAAAGGAACCAGAGACCGGCCAGCCGCCCAACGTCGGCAGCTTCGAGGATTATGTTGTGCGGCGTTTTGGCCCGACGCCGACGTTCGAGCAGATCACGCAGGCGCGGAAGGACTACCAGCAAGCCGACGACCGACCGCGCATTACCGTGAACGCCGGCGTCGGGCAGGCTGACGACGTCAAGACCATCGTCCAGGGCATGATCGACGGGACGCTCCCGCCGCAACTCCCCGGCCGCGCGTCCCCGGCGTATAACGCGATCATGGCCGAGGCCCAGCGGCGCGGCTACAACCTCGCGGGCGCGGTGACGGATTGGACGGCGACCCAGAAGCACACGGCGACGATGAACGGCGCGCAGCAACTCCGGCTCAACCAGGCGATCAACGCCCTTCCGGAAATGCTCGACAACGTCGAGACGCTCGCGAAACAGTGGAAGGCGGGGCGCTTTGCGGCGCTCAATAAGATTTCGCTCGCCGCGGCCAAGCACGGCGTGTACGGCCAGCAGGCGGCGACGATCGCGAACCAGCTCGACGCGCAGATTGCGGACGTCGTCGCGGACCTCGGGAACGTCTACATGGGCGGCAACTCGCCGACCGACCACGCGCTTGGGCTCGCAGCCAAGAGTCTCAACGCGGAGTGGAGCGAGAAGGTGCTGGTCGACATGGTCGCGCTGGCGAAGAAGAACGTCCAGATTCGCCGCAACTCGATCAATAGCACGGGGGTCGCGGGGGCGAGCGAGGGCAACCCCTACGCGCCGGCGGCGCCGACCGGCCCGCCCGTCGACACGAGCGGCGGCCGGGGCGCGGGGCCGGGCATGACCTATCAGGATTATCTCCGTCAGCAGGGGAGCCGCTAAGATGCCACGCCGCACCCTGAGCGAGGCCGAGTTCGAGAAAGTAAAGGCCGAGGTGCTCGCCAGTGCCCCGCCGAACCTCGACGAGGCGACGTTCACGCGCTGGATCGGGCCGACCTTCACGGCCGCGATCGCGGAGGCGGAGACCCGCCCCGCGGCGCTCGAGGGGTCAGCGCTCGCGCGGCTCGCGTCGAACGCCTGGGCGCAGGTCAATCCGCTGACGATCGTGAGCGGCCTCGCGCAGGCCGCGCTGAGTCCCGTCGAGACCGTGAAGCACATCGCCGGCGCGTCGATGGCGGAAGGTGCGAAGGCGCGCGCGGCCTTCGGGCAGGGCC